GATAGTTGATCGCGCTGCTCGGTCCTGTCGGGCCGGTCGGGCCAGTCGTACCCGTAGAGCCGGTCGTACCCGTTGGGCCAGTTGGACCAGTGCCGCCCGTGCCACCGGTGGTCCCCGTAGGCCCAGTCGGCCCCGTAGAACCTGCTATACCCTGAGTTCCTGTTGGACCTGTCGGACCCGTCGATCCCGTCGTTCCTTGGGGGCCAGTCGGACCCGTTGGACCCGTAGAACCGGTGGAACCCGTAGTTCCGGTAGGGCCGGTCGGGCCTGTAGAACCCGCCGTACCTTGAGGACCAGTCGGTCCTGTCGGACCAGCCGCGCCTGTCGAACCCGTTGAACCGGTCGGACCCGTGGGGCCAGTCGATCCTGCCGTCCCTTGCGCCCCCGTAGGCCCCGTGGGACCTGTCGAGCCTGCCGCACCCTGCGGGCCAGTCGGACCAGTCGGCCCCGCAACAGTAGAATCTGCACCAGTCGGGCCTGTTGGGCCTGTGTTACCGGTTGATCCCGTTGGACCTGTCGGCCCCGTAGGACCAGTGGAACCCGTCGCACCAGTCGAGCCCGTGGGTCCAGTAGGACCTATCGGACCCGTCGCACCTGTCGCACCCGTGCTACCAGTTGATCCAGTCGGGCCTGTAGGACCGGTCGGACCCGTCGTGGTCACGGCACCATTATCGACCCACGTCGAGCCGTTCCAGACCCAAAGATGGCTGTTGTCGGTCGTAATATACGCATCGCCAACTGAGCCGCCGTAGCTGCTGGGATAGCCCGGAAGAGCCGTCGCAGTGGTAACTGTGCCCTTATAGTTAATGCCCGACCCAGCCGGGCCTGTCGGGCCTGTCGGGCCAACCTGCGTGTACATCACCTGCTGTGCAGTAAAGACAACGCCGGGGATCGACGGGGAAACCGGAGATGTGCCTGCCGGTACGCTCTGGATCGACAACTGCGTATTTGTTGTTGACCAAATCATTTCGATGTAATCGCCCGCAGTCAACTTCAACATGAAATTGACGGTCATGAGACCATAACCATCAACGCCGCCATGCTTTTGTTGAACACTTAATCTTGTGTCAGTATCTGTTAGGTCGCCACTAGAGCCGCTGTCGTTTTTACGCAGCCATACATTTACGTCATGAATTTGCGTATCAGTGTTTACAAACTGAACAGAGAACGTCAGGCTATAAACGCCTGTATAAGCAAACGTAATACGGCTGTTTGAAACAACACTCACGCCGTTGTTGTTTGCATCGGCACTATTAAGAGTAATAGAATAAGCCGTATTAGCTGAAGTAGCGACTTGGTCAGTCGTATCCCAGAACGAACCCCAATACCCAAGCGCACCGCCAGTTCCCGTCGCGCCAGTCGGCCCCGTAGGGCCTGTGGAACCAGTTGAACCCGTTGGGCCTGTAGGACCATTTGCTCCCGCAGTCCCCGTCGGACCCGTAGGGCCGGATGAGCCAGTTAGCCCGGTAGGACCCGTAGGCCCAGACGCTCCGGTCGGTCCCGTAGCTCCTGTTGTGCCGGCAGGGCCTTGAGATCCCTGCGGACCCGTCGGACCCGTCGGGCCAGTATCTCCAGTCGAACCGCTCGGACCCGTGGGACCAGACACGCCGGACGAACCAGTTGCACCCGTCGGACCTGTTGGCCCCGTCGGCCCCGTAGGCCCTTGAGCACCAGTGCTGCCTGTAGGACCAGTTGGGCCGCTCGCGATCGTCGCAATGTCACCAACCGTCGTGCGGCGAGACACGCCCGATTGAACGATCTCGATCTCTTCGGTGCCGTTCAGAGACGTAGCAACGGGCAGATTGGGGATCTGGATATTTGCCACTTTTATTCTCCGTAGAGCGGACCCGTCTTCGGAACTTCCGTATCATTATACGGCAGGCCCGGATCATTTCCACCCGCTGCGGCAGGCACTGTCGGATCAGTGCCCGGCTGTTGATTAAGACCACCCGGCGGCTCGCCAGTTTGCTGAGTAACGCGGTCCTTGTTGTCTTGCGTGATGCGGTTGTTGCCGCCGACAACAGGAATGCCCGTCTGGGCATTGACAGTATTCTGACCAGACGTAAATCGATTGTTCGTTTCCGCAACAACAAAGTCTTGAATGCGCGGGTTCACGATCGGCACAGGATCCGCCGGGATTACAATCGTTCTCAATTGCTGCTGCGGCTCGTCATAACAACGGTCGCACACAAGCAGGCGAATGTTCATGAGAGAAGCGCCGCGCCAGTCATACTGCCACTTTAATCTATTATGTTGGTAGACAAAGCCGCACCTATCGCACACCCCGGCGGCTTCTGGCCGGGATGGGGATATACGAGCACGACCCTGACGACTAGCATACGCCATTACGGCCTCCAGTAACCCGCAAGCTGCGGGCTAATGTATAGCTGCGCGTATTCGGTGTTCTGCTCTGCCGCAATAGCGTAAGCCTCATCCGCCATAGGCTTCAGAAGCTGGAGCTTCTCGGGAGCCCAGATCACAGAAAGACGCGCAGCCAAGCCGTAAGCAAATGCATCCAGCCACAAATATGGGACTTCAACCTGAGTTCCGCCCTGAAGCGCGGAATCCTGTATCTGTCGAACTCTGTAATACTTCAGATATTGCGCGCTTGTGCCATCCGGCACCGGCCACAGAGTGACAGTGGGAGAAATCAAACGGTCAAACCAATAGACCGTCGTGAAGCCCTGCTGTTCCTTATTCGGATAAGAAGCGTATTCGGAACGGCTGATCGGCAAAATAATACGATCAATTGGCTGCGCGCCAGACCCGTTATCAATCGTCATATAGGCGTCGAGGATCATGACCGTGTTTGGATCTACGACATAAGTCGTCTGACCCTGAACAAGAGGCACGGTTACAAGATCAACCGCCCACAAATTAACGCCGCGATTCGACCAGTTCGAACACAAGAAGTTCGCAGCCATGCGCGCCGCTTCAAGATGTTCCTGAAGCAGCGCAGTGTTTCTAACGCCAATCAAATTGTAGGCGTACAGCGTGATTTCGCCGAGCGACGGGGAAAATGAGTATTGATTACTCGTCGCCATACGGACTCACCTTTTAGTAAGGCGCGTTGCCGAACTGCACGATCTTCATGGTCGTAGAACCATTGCCGGCAGTCTGCTTGACGCGCACAAAGGTCGGCGTTGCGGTAAGCACGCCCTGACCGCTCGCGCTTTTGCCAACTACGTTAGCATCAGCGCAATTAAACCAAGTCATGCTGCCAACAGCAACAGGGTTCACCGGATCGTTTGGGTCGTCCATGCTGGTTTCGACGGTGTAGGTCGCAGTGCCAGTGACGTCCACCTGAATGACGGACTGCGCAAATGCAAAGCTGTCCATGCGGACCATGCGGCTGTAGGTCGTGCCAGCCGTCGCGTCGGTCGTTGAAGCTGTGATGGGTTGCATTTCACTTCCCCTTTTTCTCGCAGCCGCGATATTATCAACGGCATTCGGATGAGGCCTGCCAGCCGCACTAGCTTTCGCTTTCGCAGTCTCAATCTGCTTGCGGCTGAGATGCTCTACTTTAGCATCTTTTGGCGCGTCTTTCTCCCAAAAAGGTTTCTTGGCCATCACCACCCCCATGAAATACGGGGGGCACGAAGCCCCCCGCACCTCATTACTGATCCAACAAGGAGGGGGAGTGGATCAATAGTGAGAAGCCTTGCCGCGCGGCGTGCCAGCCGCAGCAGACGAAAGGACAGCGCCACCGGACTTGCGAGCCTTACGGCCTTCCGCAGCTTCCGACATCACTTCCTTGTCCATAGCCTTCCCGCCCTTCTTGAAGCCGGAGGTCTTCTCGTCAGCTTCCTTGAAGACTGAAGCCTTACCCTTATAAGCACCCATGATATCCTCCTATTGGTCGGATTAGATGTTGTCTGCCGCCTGAATGTAGGTGACAGTGATGTAGCCAGCGCCATTACCGGTATTGGTTGAAGTGACAGCAATCTTCACATCGCTGCTTCCAACATCAACCCACGTTAAAGCGCGAGAAGCATTGGTTCCGGGAACGGCGCTAACAATACCAACTGCAACACCGCTTACCGCACCAGCGGCGGTAAACTGTGTTGCCGAAACGGTTGTGCCGACACCAAGAGTAGCAGCCGCACCATCCCAAGCAGTAATGACGTTCAGATCAATTGACAGGATCTGACTTCCGGCGGGGATAACAATCGTCGTCGCAGAGCTTGCCTGCGTTACGACAGACGTTTGAGCCATAACACAAAAACCGACATTCTTAATCGAACCGACTGACGAGCCAGTCGTATTAAGAACGTCGCCAGCCTTGATCGGGCCAGTGAACGTAGTTGTACTCATTTATTCCTCCTGCACGAGTTAGATCACGTTGTCTGTGCAGCGTCCGCTAGGCCGGTCAACGTGATCAAGAATCCTAGACGAATAGGCAGGGGCGTGCCCCTACCCGGTTGTCCTTGCCGAATGCTTTTCTATATAAGCAGCACCCGCCAAGAGAACTTCCGTTTTGTCCCGCGCTTGCCCTAACATGCTATTGCAAGAATAACACAAAAGTTCACGCACAGCACCAGTTTCGTGGCAATGATCGACAGCAAGAACACGGACGTTTCCAGCCTTATCCTTGCTCGTTTCAGGTTGGCGGCAAATAGCGCACCTGCCGTCTTGGACCCGAAACATCTCCATATAATCGGAGAGCGAAATGCCATAGTACCGTTTTAACCCGTAATGCCGCAAAGCATCTTTTGACATCCGATAAGAACGCCGCCCATTTTCTGTTTTTACGCCTGACTTGAATTTAGACAACGCAAGATTGGTAATCTTGAGGTTTGTCGTATCCCCGTCAGAACACATTACAGACTGAGACGGCCACTCACCATAGTGCAACAACCACGCGACACGAGAAGCGATCATTTCGCGGTCTTTATACCGAATATAAAGATACGACTTGACCGCTCCTGAAGAACGGTGGCGGCAGTTTTTTAAACTTCCAGCCACTGTTCCTTTTTTGATGTTCTTGGAAGCATCAATCTTCCAAACGAAGACCCCTGTTTCCGAATTGTACGCAAGGGCCTCAGATATCTCCGCGTACGTTAATTCCGGCAATCTCATTCTTGTCTCCAGTGTTGACGGATACAAGTTATATCCGTCAACACTATTTGTCAAGAATGTATCGTTTAACCAAAACTCAGCAAGCTGCTGATTTTAGGTTACGAAGTGGGGAAGCTGCCCCAGACTGAACGCCAGTTAAAATAGCCAAACGAGTATCTTTCATATCCTTTCACAAGAAGGTTATCAGTCACGAAATCGACCTGCATATCGGTTTCGAAGTGGATACGCTCCATGTAGGAGAGACCATCGATGTTGGTCAGCAGGAACCAAGCGTACGAAGACGTCAGGTAGTCGTTGACCATGTAGCCTTCCGGCAGGCCGCCGGCCGTCATCATGATCGCGTTGACGTCGTTGTCCGCAGTGCCCGGACGCAGCTCCGTCTTCGTCAGACGAATCGCGACAGGCTCAAGCTGCGGCGGCACAACAAGGCGACGACCACGAGCGAAGATCTTCAGGCCAGCCTGATCGCGGAAATTCGTACGAATTGCGATCATGGCGTTGAGAAGGGTCGACTCGTTCAGGTCAACGTCAACAGCCGGCTTGTTGGCGACCGTGCCGCTATCGATCGGATGGTTCGTCGCGCAGAGCGAAACGCCGTCACCGCCGATGCTGGAGTTGTAGGTCGTAGCCGTGTTGAGGATATTCGCGCCGTAAATTTCCTTGGTCTGCGCGAAAGATTCGATCAGGCCGAGGTTCGACGGAGCAAACTGGGTCTTGTAGAGGTTGTCATCGATCGCCTTGCGGGTGATCGCGTAACCAAGCCCAATTTCGTTGTGCTCTTGGTTGTAGACGTAACGCTCGCCGGCAGCGTTGTCGAAGGAGGTCTGAGCACCTTCAGTCTTCAGCTGCGCATAGCCGAGGAAGCGCATTTCAGCGGTGCGTTCCAGAGCCATCTTCGAGTTGTGCTTCGTGAAGATCTTATCCCACTGGGACGGGATCTGCTCGTACCGACCCTCGACCCCGCGAAGACCGGGCAGGAGAAGGTCTTTTATTGCACTTAGATTCACGGCCATTGGTCCTTACTCCTCTTAGACGCCCGTGAGCTGCTTGGTGGAGACGTTGTTGAACGCCACGATCGCCTTCGCGTATGCGCCGGAAGCAGTGCCGTTGACGCCCGGAGGATTATCCAGAAGTCCAACAACGCGGAAAGGCAGCGAAGAATCAGTGCCGGGCGAAACAACAGCAGCGTTGATATAAGCGCCGGAAATGCCGTTCGAGGCGTTGCCAGAGCCAATATTGAAGCCGACGTTGTTGTTGATGTCAGACGCCGTCAGACCAGTCGCATCAGACCACGCGACAAACTTGGCGTTCGGGTCATTGACGATATAGCCCTCGACGACATCCGTCGAAGCGACGTCAGAACCGGGCCAATAGTTCGACCAAACGGTGCGCTTCTGCGAGACCGAGAGGTACTTGCAGCCAACGAAAACACCGGCAATCTGCGTGTTGCCGCTCGCGGCAGAAGTGACGCCCTTGACGACATAGCCGCTGGAATCGGGGTTTACGGGGTCGCCATAATAAATGGCCGAGGCATTGTATGCGATACGGACAGCGATCTGCTCATACGTCGGAGCAGAGCCGTTACCACTCCACTGCTGGAAACCGTTATAGGCGGAAGGTGCAGTATTCGCCATGACGGATTCTCCTTTTTACAGGATTAGTCCATCATCGCGCGCCGGGGCGACTTAGAACCGGGGTTTGTTTATTCCCTCACGCCGGGGAGGGACATGAGATCACGCCGGGGATCTCGAACGCGAATAATACAATCATTGATTGAAAAGTAAAGAGGCCACCCGAAGGTGGCCCCAAGACACGAGAAAACTACTCTTCAGGAACCGGCATCGGTTCGTAGGACTTCTTCACTTTCACCAAGGACGCATCTTTATTGCTGCGCTCAAACTGGCCCGGACCAGCAGCCGCAAGCTGCTCTTCCTTCGCCTTGACCTGCTGACGCGCCCTGCGCATTTCAATGCTGCGGGCCTCATCAGTGATTTCCTTCGGGCGCTCCATCAGGACCATGCCCTTGCGCTCGATTGTCTTCTGCGTGAAGCCGCCGGGCATCATTTCCGGGTGACGGGACGCCGGAACAGGCTCCCAGCCCATGCGGGCCAGATGAACCTGATACGACGGGTTCTCCTGATTCAGAACCGTGCGCATCTTCCACTCATACGTCCAACCGGAGGGGATACAGGACGGATCAATGTAAAATTCGTCCGTTCCCTCATCCAGATCACCAAGGTGCCCGCGAATTTCTGCGGCACGCTTGGCCGCACGGGCGCGAGGATCATCTTCCCTCGGAGATGGCCTCACAGGAGCCCTGACGGGCGCTTCTTCTGACATAAGACCCTTTGCGCGGGCCTGAAAATCGCTTGCCATGCTAGATTCTCCCCTCTTTTTTAAGAAGCAACTTGTTCCGGGCGTATTCCTGCTCGGTCATTCCCATGTCACGCGCGGCTTCTGCCTCGTCCCTCGTTAGACGGACGACATTCTGCCGTGTGTTACCCCCAGAACGCGATACGGGGGCTGCAGGCGGCGGAGAACGCCTCTGAGCTGGCTTTGCAGCCTCAGACATTGCTTCCTGCTCATCCGGCTCTGGCTCGGGAGCCCTCCGCATGTTCAATACCGTCTCGACACGGTCGAAATAATCGTCGCTGTCGGGCTGTACGCCGTCCGCAATGACAAGATTATGCGCCGAAACCATCTTCTGATACAGGCGCGGGTCAGTTACAAACTGCGGATTACGGCGCACCCAGTCGGCAGAGCGGGCCGAGAGCTGAGACGCGACAGCCTCAACCGGATCGGCATGCATTTGCGCTTGCGGAGCCTGATTTTTGGCCTGCTGACGCTGCGCCTTCATGTACTCGCGGCCCTTTTTCAGCTCCGCAAGTCGCAATTTGTTTTCTGTCAGCTTGTCTTGGATCTCAGCGGCCTTATCGTAGTCGCCGATCGCCAAAGCGTCCTTGTAAGCCGACTTCAAGACGTCATTTTCGCCCCGAACAGTCTTAATTGCGCTCTTCACGAGCACATAATTAGTCTCTTCGGTCTCCGTCTGAGCCTTGTACTGCTTCTGGATGGCGTCTCGAGCGCGATTTTCGGCGTCAAAACGCTTTCTTTGCTCTTCCAAGAGCTTGTTTTTCAGATCATTGATGCCTTCTTCAGGGTCAATGGTGTCTCTCTTTGCCGATTTGTCTTCGGAACGCTCGACAATGATGTCTTCATTGTCCTTTTTCTTGTCGTTTGTTGGCTCTTCAAGCTCAACATCGATGTGATCTTTAATCTCAGACATGGTTCCTCCTAAAAAACAGCGTCTGGATGATCAATTTTCGCTTTGACGCTCGAATCTTCGAGCATCCGGCACCAAACACCATTGACGCCAATGTTCCATCCGTCAGACGGACGGAAAACTAGCCAATCGTGTTCATTAAATTCGACGCCACCGAACCACTTGGTGCCGTCCTCGACAAAAGCAGTTGGCCCCTTCTTCAGGATCAGCCCTACTTTTGATTGATACTTGTCTTCCTCACGGGTTGAGTCGACATAGATAATGCCGCCCTTGGTCTTCTCTGGCCGGATATAGACGGCAACCAGAACCTGCGTGTTCAGCAGCTGTATCCCGTTGATATTACCGACCTTATCCAAAAGCACTTGCTTTGGATCTTTTTCGTGCAGCATCTGTATGTTGTTCATGCGCCCCTCTCGCGTTCGTTTACAATAGACTCGGCCAAATCAGACAGCTCACGCGCAAGGCGTAAACCCGCGATCATGCCGACATGGTGTTTGTAGTTTGCAAAATCAACTACAGCGTGTGGAGCTGTAATGATTTCAATCTGAGCGGCTACGGCTTCTTTCAATAGTCGCTCAAGCTCGGTCTTGAAGACCATGCTGGTCGTCAGCACAAATTCCCCTCCTGTATCTCCCAAAGTGGGCGACCGGCGGTGGGAGAAGCCGCCGGTCGCAGAGATCAGTGCTTACGCTTCTGGATCTCGGTCTTCTCAAGCCGACCTTCACCAGACCCAGCGCCTGCATCCATGTCCTTGTAGGAGCTGTAGACCTTGCCGCCCTTGCGATAGGTCGGCGCACCCTTATCGGTCTTGGCAATGTCGGCCTTCTGCAGGCGACCTTCGCCGCTGCCCGAACCGGCTTCCATGTCCTGATAAGACTTGGCAACCTTGCTGATGCGACCGCCAGCCTTGCGCGCCATCGGAGGCATACCGCCCGGCATACCGCCACCAAGCGCAGGAGCCGGAGGAGGCATGGGAATGCCACCCATAGGCATAGGGGGCATCCCAGCGCCCGGAGGAGGCACAGGAACCGGCAGACCGCTCGGAGGCGGCGGAGGCATGGCTCCCGGCCCCATGCCGCCCATAGCGGGCGCAGGCTTCGTGGCGATCACGATATTGACGTTCGTGCCGGGCTTCTTGGTGCGACCGCCGGTGTTGCGGTTCATACGGCCCAGCGTCTGCGCCAGACGGGCGCGCTGGCCAAGCTTGCCGCCCTTTTCGGCAGCAGCCTCAAGCTTCTTGCCGGGGATGGTCTGGCCTTCCTTGACGCCGAGCGACTTGCGCAGCGCGCCGGGCTTCTTAATGGCCTCTTGGATCCACTTGGTCTTGCCGCCTTCCTTCATGCCGGGGATGACAGGATTGCCTGCCTTGGTGCCCGTCGGAACGGTGCTGCCGCCGGCAGCGTAATGCCCAGCCTTGCCGCGCGAGGGCTTCGACAGGTCATCCTGATGGTTCTCGATGGCGCGTTGCTGCGCCTCGGATACGCCGGGCTTGCCTGCAGGCATTTCCATCGGGCCGTAGTTGACCTTGCCACCAGACTTACGAGCAGCGCGACCACCAGCCTTGCGAGTTGTTTGAGATTCCATTTCCCGACGACGCGCGGCTTCTT